CGATACTGATTTAAATAATCCTGTCCATAAGTAAAAGGTGAAAGTGATGTTTGAATATTCGGATTTGTTCCACTAAATACAGATAAAGTATTATTAACAATTTCAGGACTTCTGTGTGATGGTGTTGATTCAAACCAACCACTACCTTTTTGGAAAAAGAATGTTGATCCTGTTGCATTAAAATATGGGTAACCATCAATGTCTATCGGATAATCATCTCTACTTTCAATTGCAAAACTCAAAGAAGTCGTGGAAGTAAATGCTGAATATGTTGTACCTTTAATTGTGTAAGTATTACCAACTATAAATTCAGGAAATTCTTGTTCGTAAAATCCTGTTTGTATCTCAGCATATTGTGTTTCAAATTGTGAAATATTAATTTTTTGATCGGCAAGGTAAATATTTTCATTAAACTCAACCAAAAAATCAGGAGCACCAACCAATTTCATAATACCTTCAATCGCTTTTCTCGTTCCTTTTGATTTGAAGAGATATGCCGCATTTAATATTAGGTTTCTATAAAATTGATAATTCAACTCCGTTGGTGTTAAATTTCTACTATAACCACTATATTGTATTGTTCCTGAAGTGTTAAAGACACTATTCAGGAAATCAGAACTAGATATTGGTGAAACATTTATATTATACCCCAAAGTCTGAGCTAAGTTTTTCAATAACGCTGAAGGAATATCATTACCAGGATTATATGAAACATTATTCATATAAGCTAATGCATCTATAAATTTTTTAACTTCATCAAAACCTCTACCATATATTTGTAATACTTTTTCAACTTTTTGATCAGAAGTATCGAATTCTTTTATAGATTCGGTAACAAAAAATCTTGATATTAGATTCGTTTTTTGATTATCAAATGTTTCAGCGATCTCAGATATTGTTGTAACATAATCACCGAATGAACTTGTTCTAATATCTAAATTCCAAAAACCATCTAAAGGCCAAGTAATATTCTGTCCTTGGATATATAATACCCCATCATCAGATTCCCTCGGAACATTAAATGTTGCGGTATATGGGGGGTTTGATAATCTATTTAATAAAAATCTCTCAACCTCATCAAACGCCTCAGAAAAAGTCATTTCAGTATAATATGTACTCAAACGTATTTTAAGTGAGTCTGTTGTTGTTGTGCTTGTGAATGACTGACCACTAACGACAATTTGTAAAGTTCCTGCAGAAATACTACTTGTGGGAACAATATAAGTAATAGGGTATTCAACCCCATTGGAATATAGTGAATATTTTCTGTAATTAGTGGTAAAATCCCTTAAAGGCGATGTTGGTGTTTCCTTAGCCGCGAGATTATTGACTGAATTAGTGGTAAAATCAACATCAAAAGGGTTTTTAACAACACTGGCATCGATACTCATTGTTGTTTCATCGTCTTGTGAATCATAAGACATATCAAAAGCAGTAGTTCCTGTTGATAAATCATATCTAGTTTGGTCAATATCTATAGAAGCGGGAAAATAACCTAAAATCTTGGTAATAGATACCGCTAATCTTTTAGTTAAAGAACCATATATTGTAAAATTTGTGACTTCAGATAAATCAAAATTAGGATATACTCGAAACTCTTTAGCCAATAATATCCTAGACTCCTCAGTACTTTGCACAGAGAGGGTATCAAGAGATATGGGTTCAGAGAATGTCCCAATATTAAATGTCCTACTACTCTTTTGTTTTACTGAAGTTGTAAAAGTAAAATTACCTGAAGTTAAACCACCCCCATCAACTAACTGCACACCAACTAGATTATCAAAAGAGTTGTCAGCCCCTGATCCTGTTTGTGGTGGTGTAATTATCTTATTAACTGCCATTAGGTTGTGATATTACTGAAGTTTTTACTAAAATCAATGTTATTGTTTCTATTTTGACGTACTTCATATAATAAATTATTAAAGTCATCTTTAACCTCATAAAGGTTATATTGTCTAAAGATATTATCAGATCTATCATAAATGGTATAGATACCATCTTCCAAGGACTTAGTCTGATTACCATAAAGAGCAATCGCCAATGTTTTAATATCGTCTTCAACAATCTCAACATCCAATGTCACAGGATTAAAAAATGTATTTGAAAATATTATACTTTGTCCTGGTTGTCCAATGAATGGGATCGCATTTGGTTTGTTAGTTGGTTGTGATGATGGTGATAAAGTACAAAACATTAAATTAGTTGCACCATCAACATATCTATATCTCGTAGCAGTGATAGAACTATTTCCAATATTTTGAACAATAGGTTCACAAAAAAAGTTAGATGTTACTATTCTGAAAAAATTAGGAATCTTACTTCCATCATTATTCAGATATTCAACTCTAAAACCAACCAATCCTTGAGAAACAAACTTACTTCTGTATTGAACAGGTACATTGTTAAGGTCAATAATAATACCTTTAACGTTAGGAAGTGCGGCTAATACAGAACAATCAGTAATTGATGTTCTAATTTGTGCGGGTCTAATATATAAAGTATAAATACCAATTGAATTAAATTGGTCTGCTGGTAGTCTTAAATTATACAAACCACCTAAAATCTCATTACGACTACCCCCAATAGCACTATTACTAAAATAAGGTCTTAAGATACTCGCCGCATCCAATTTAGTTATCGTAAAGTTATCTGTCGTGTCCCTACTCGGTGTGTAGTTCATAATAATCTCTACATCCTCGGGGCTAACGTCAGCGGATCTCAAAGTTCCATAAACACCTGTTGCCATTATATTGTTTTTACTTTTTTATAAATACATTATTGATCGGTTTTTACATTAAAAAAACCATATCCATATTTTTCTAAATCACCAACATTATCAACCTCGGCAATTCTTAATATTGTTTGGAATGGGCTTGATTTACCCCTATCCACAATTATCGAACTACTAACAACAGGTTCTCCCCAAGTTTTTAATAAAAGTTCATCTTTAACTATAGGTCTTGCTTGTAACCAATCTGAGGTTAACCCTGATGATGCTGTAACATATATTGTCGTTCCATCAATATAATCAATGTAGTTAGTCCCTTGTATAGTATATGCTGTATATCCCGGAGTTATCTCAGTGACAGAACCATACTCAGTACCATTTTTTATAACAGGAACATTTTCCAAAAATGGTTGTGGTCCATATAATCTCAAAGAATTTAATTCAGATTTTGAAGAACCTGAAACAATATTGGGGATACCATTTGTTAATTTTGTGGATTGTGCTTCAATACTATTTTCAGCATCCCCCGAAAATACAAAAGCATACGATATTGGTGTTGCCGACCAAGAACCAACATTTGATGTGAAATACGCAATCCCTGTTGGGTCTGGATCGTATGCCGTGGTATAAGGCACCTGAATTTGTTTTTCAACACTTATCGTACCCCATTGATTGTTTTGTGTCAATGTAATGGTATAAAATGCAGGACTTTCAGGATATTCGTGTGAAATAGGTTCGGGGTAAAATGTTGATATTGTTTGGGAACTACCATCACCCCAATCCACACTATACGATGAATTCTCAATAAACGATCTTAAACCATTTTGAGATGTGTTATAGAAGAAATAAGTGTATGGATTACCAGTAGTTGCTGAAAATAAAAAGTTGGTGACCGCATCTTGTTGTAAAAGGTTACCATCAAAAACAGAATAAAATCCACAATCAACCGCGGTTTGAGTGAGTAACACAGGTATTGTCATTCCGGTGAATAATGAAGTTCCACTTGTACCACCAGACATCATTGCGGTAACTGAAGAATAATACCCAACAGTGTCTCCACTATAGTCCACATAATGAATTAAGGTATCCAAAACTTGTGGACCTATTTGTATTTTATAATAATTTTCCATTAAGGATTAACATATTCATACCATTTTATCGGTGAAGATATACTCCCCACCTCATTTTCAACAGGATAACCATAAACTTTATATGTTTGTTCATCATAATTGAGAACATACTTATAATAAAAATAGTCACTACCATCAAAATTAAACTTAATAGGTCCAGGAATACTACTTTGTGGTGTGTTCATAAACTTAATGAATTGTCCAATATCCGCGTTGTAAAATTTAGCACTAACATAAAAAGTGTCCACATTAACATACAATCTTTTTTTCAACCAGTAAATAAAAAACCCTTCCTTGTCACCAACATAATCTAATGAAAAATATGGTTTTCTTATGTTTAAGGTTTTTGAATTAAACAATACCGCAGTTTCTGTTTTTCCTTGTTGTGTAGGGATTATGATTGAAAAATATAGTTTTTGATCGGTAGTTAAAGGACTATCATAAAAATCTAATTTGAAAAAACTTTTATCAAACGCTGGTGATACATTATAGATATTATATGCGGTAAAATATGTTTGATAACTATTAATCCAATAGTTAGAATCAGAAGATGTTGTTGCCGTAACACTAGATCCACTGAAAAAATTAAATTGGTAATCCACATTAGTTGTACCATCTGAATTTTCACTATGACAAAATCTATTAACTTCAAAATCATCATCAGATTTCAATAACTGAGATAGCACACTTTCTTCAAACTCTTGATATGCTTCATTAATACCACTAAAATCAAATTCATTTGAAATCGGTAAAATGACCTCCCTATCAGTTGGGGTTGCGTTTCTTATAAATGTAAAATTATTCACAATCGTCATTTAAAGGTTGGATTATTAAGTTGGAAACTATCGTTTCAAAGTTTCCGCCTTCAGGTATTAGTCTAAAAATTCCAACATTAGTCGGATAATGTGATTGATTTAAAAACGGAAAATCAACACCATTGTTCTCATTATCAATAAACCCATAGTCATAGATTTCTCTAAAATTTAAATTACCATTAACAGGTGAATAATAAGAATAGTTAGGAATACCAAACGTACCCGTAGAATCGCTAGATTCAATATATGATGATAAAGCACGTATTTTAAGTGGTTGATGAACCGAATAATAATAACCATTTGGATTTGTAGTCTGATCTGAACTTACATCAAATAAATCAGGATTGTAATTTAATTTGTGAAAATAGTTTGATCTAATTATTTCAACCAACTCAGTGTTGTTATATTCACAAATATCCCCCTGTATTATACTACCATCAGACAATTCACTCAAATAATAAAAGTCATAATTAGTTCCTCCCGTATTAACTTGATATGAATTCAAACCAATCTCTTCAATATTACTATTATTAGTATCATCCCACCACTTTGCGGTGTCACCTGAAACAA